TGTCTCAAGTAGATACTATATCTAGAATGAAACAAGAAAAACAATTAACAAACGATAAAAAAGAACAACTACAATACGGAAAAGAATCACAATAGAGAAAGAAAATGAATTTCAATTTCACATTTTTAGGACAATCTATCCTACGATATGAAACACCTTTAGATATATTTCATGCAATCAATCAAACGTATGAACAAAAATTTAATAAATTAGAACCGGCTAATAAACAATTGGTAGGTAAGATCAAAGATGAACATTCTCTATTTTACGATGGAGAAGATGAATCTAAAATGAAAAGACATAATGAATTACCAAGAAATGTTCTTGATTGGTTTATGCAAATGTTTACTCACTATTTGGAATTCAATCATATTAGACAATATCAAACACATTTAAATTCAATCTGGGTAAATGAAATGAAAGCTCATGAATATAATCCTGTGCACGTTCACCAAGGCAATTTATTTACTGGTCTATCTTCAGTTATGATTTTAAAATTACCAAATACTTATGGTGTAGAATATTCAGCAGAACAAGCACCACAAAATGGAAAGTTACAAATATTAGGAGCAAGTAATGGTCAGTTTGCTAAAGTTGATTATGAGCCACCAATGAAACTTCGAGATTTTTATGTTTTTCCATATGATATGAGACATTGTGTATATCCATTCAATGGAACAAATGACACAAGACGAACATTAGCAGCTAACTGCGATGTATTATATAACCCAATACAGAATAGAGGAGCACAATGATAATTACAGAACCAAGATGGAAGTCGTTAATTGTTGAAACAACAACTCCATTATTTACACCCGAACAATGTCAATTAATTATAAATGCAGGAAGATCTGAACCACAAGAAAGTGGACAAGTTGGAGGAGGTGCTAAAGGAGTTGTAGACACTAAAACTAGAACATCTCACATTAGTTGGATTCCATTTAATAAACTTCCTGAAATGTATGCAACATTAGAACGTGTTATGAAACAAACTAATGGTAATCATTTTGGATTTGAAGGAATGCAAATAACAGAACCAGCACAATACACAGAATATCCAGAAGGTGGATTTTATGATTGGCATATAGACTCGGATGTTAATTGTGCAAATGAACCACCAGTACGTAAAATATCTATGACTTGTTTATTATCAAATGAATCAGAGTTTGAAGGTGGTGGACTTGAATTAATGTCAGATGGAAAGATTGCAAGACCTAAACAAGGACAAGCTATCTTCTTTGCAAGTTATATAAGACACAGAGTAATACCAATAACTAAAGGTACACGAAAATCACTTGTTATGTGGTTTGGAGGAACTCCGTTTAAATGAACCGAGAATTATATTTCGCAACACCTATTTATGTCAAGGATATTGGATCACAGGAATTCAATAATAGACTAGAACAGAATATCATTAATTGGTCAAACCAAGACAAAGGTTTAACTAGAACTAATATGAAAGGTTGGCATTCAACAGATGATATGCATGTTAGACCAGAATATAAAGAACTCGTAGACTTATTATTTCAAGCACAATTACATATTTACAAAGATCAAAATTTAGATTCAGAACCATTTTTAGGTAATATGTGGGCAAACATTAATCCTCCGGGTGGATATAATAGACCACACATGCATCCTAATTCATTATGGTCTGGAGTTTATTATATCAAAACTCCAAAAAATTGCGGACATTTAAAAGTAGAAGATCCAAAGTCTGTATCTTTAATGTCTATGCCAAGAAGAAAAGATGGACCAATAGATTCACACCTTTGGAGAGAAGTTCACTTTGAACCAGTAGCAGGAAGACTTATAATGTTTCCAGCTTGGCTTAACCATTGTGTAGATCCAAATCAATCTAATGATATAAGAATATCAGTATCTTTTAATTTTCAACAAAAGTGTATGATCACATGAGCTTCGCCCAGAACAAATATCAAGTAATTAAAAAAGCAATACCATACGATCTTGCTAATTTTATATTTAACTATTTTCTACTTAAACGTGATGCTGTTAACTATATGTATAAAAATAATCTAGTAGCGGAAAACGGGATGCTAGGAACGTGGAAAGATCAACAAGTTCCAAATGTATATTCTCATTATGCAGACTTTGTTATGGAAACATTACTTATGAAAGTTATGCCTATAATGAAACAACAAACAAATCTTAATTTAATACCCACGTACTCGTACGCGCGCGTGTACGAGAAAGGTTCTATCTTAAAAAGACATAAAGATAGACCTTCATGCGAGATATCTACTACATTAAATCTAGGTGGAGACCCATGGGCTATCTATTTAGATACAACAGGAAGTAATAACGTAATTGATGAATATAAGAATATAATGAAACCAGATGCTCCAAAAGGAATAAGAGTAGATCTAGAACCTGGTGATATGTTAGTTTATTCTGGTTGTGAATTAGAACATTGGAGAGATGAGTTTCAAGGCAATATCTGTGCGCAAGTTTTCTTGCATTATAACCATGTAAATGGACAGTTTGCAGATTCCAATTTATATGATAAAAGACCTCTATTAGGATTACCACCTTTTACTAAAAAATAGTATAAATCAACAAATTTGGTGGTATAAGTAAGCTTATGCCAATTACAAAAGTTAAATTTCCACGTCCCGGTATTAACAAACAGGATACAGCTTACGGAGCTGAAGGCGGTTGGACTGACTGCGATAATATGCGCTTCCGTTATGGAGTTCCTGAAAAGATAGGCGGATGGCAAAACGTTGCACCACCATTACATCTTATTGGTGTTGCAAGAGATATTCACAATTATACAGATTTAGCTGGGGATTCATTATGTGCTATTGGTACAGATAGAAAATTATATATTTATTACGATAACAACTATTATGACATTACACCTATATCTACTACACAAGCTGTAGTATTTTCATTCACTTCAGGAACAACTATTGTAGAAGTTACTTCAACTTCTAATGGAGCTGTAGAAGGAGACTTTGTTACATTTTCAGGTGTAACTGGAGTTAGTGTTGGAACAACTACTATTACCAATACTACTATGTCTCAAGAATTTGAAATTCAAGAAATTATAAACGCTAATACATTTAAAATAAATGTAGCAGATCTTGGAACACCTGCTCTTTCAGATACGGCTGCAGGAACAGGAGCTTTTCAAATAAATATAGGTGCTGATACTTCTCAATTCGGTATTGGATGGGGAGCTGCATCATGGGGATTTTCTACTTGGGGAACTCCTAGACCAACGGGAGTTATTACACAAAGACCTAGAATATGGGTATTAGATAACTGGGGTGAAGATTTAATTGCAACTATTTATGGTGGAAAAACTTATTACTTACAAACAAGTACTTTTGTAGTTTCAAGAAATACAAGAGCTACATTACTTGCTAATGCTCCAACACAATCTAATTATATGATTGTATCTTCTCGTGATAGACACGTAATATTTTTAGGTACTCAAACAACACCAGGAACAACTACAACTTATGACCCAATGTCAGTATTATTTGGTTCACAAGAATCAATTACAGATTTTACACCTACAGCAACTAATACTGCAGGATTTCAAAGATTATCATCAGGAAATAGACTTGTAACAGCTGTAAGAACAAGAGGTGATTTAATATTACTTACAAACTTATCTGCGCATTCTATGCAGTTCGTAGGACCTCCATATACATTTTCATTTAAACAAGTAGGTACAAATTGCGGAGCTATATCACCACACTCAGCTGTTGAGGCTGAAAACGTTGTCTATTGGATGTCTAATGGTGGATTCTTTTTATTTGACGGGGTAGTAAAACAGATCCCATGTACTGTTCAAGATTATGTATATAGCGACATAGATGATGAAGAACAATTTACAACATTTGGAGGTGTTAATCTTCAATTTGCAGAAGTAAGTTGGTTCTATGCTTCTCAAAATTCAAGTTATATTAATAGAGTAGTAACTTATAACTACAGAGAACAAGTTTGGACAATTGGAACTTTAGCAAGAACTGTTTGGGCTCCAAGAGATATATTTGCTTATCCACTAGCAGCTGATTATGATGTTAATTCAACTGCTATATCTCAACCAACAGTTATTGGTTTAACACCAGGAAGAGCTACTTTATTTAATCAAGAATATGGTAATCAAGCAGATGGTGTATATTTACCTGCTTACATACAAACAGCTGAATTTGGATTAGGTGATAGTAATGATTCAATGTTTATCAAACGTTATATACCTGACTTTAAAAATCAAGTTGGCGGAGTTCAGATGGAATTTTTAGTTAGACAATATCCCGGTTCAACTGTACAAGTTGCATCTAGTACTGTTGTTTATTCAACAACTACTAAAGTAGATATGAGAGCAAGAGGTAGACAGGTAGCAATTAAAATGACAACAGTAGATACAGGAACATCGGCTGCAACTACATTTAGATTTGGTACTCTACGTATAGATGCACAACCAGATGGTTTAAGATAATGGCAAAACTAGATCAACCAAGACTTGCGAACGCTACACCAGAATATACGCCTGCTCAATTAGATCAAATTATTAGAACAATAGAGCAAATGGTATTACAATTAAACAATACCTTTACACAAGACGTGCAAGATGTTAATGAAGCACAGGCTTGGTATTTTATAAGAGTATAAAGAAAAATGTCTAACGTATATAAGAACGCAATTTATGTAGCTACAACAACGGCTAATACAACCGTTTATACTTGTAATGCTACAGCAAGAGCCATCATTCAAAATATACAATTTGCAAATTCAACAGGTACACATACGGTATCTGCTTATGTTTATAGCTATAGTAATAGTACAACTATTAAAGTAGGTATTAATGATATAAATGCAAAAACTTCTTTTAATTTAGCTTCAGGTCCTATAATATTACAAGAAAGAGATGCATTGTTATTATCATCTAATAACGTTGCAGATATAACAGCGATTGTTTCTATATTAGAAGTGAATCGAGGAACATTAACAAATTAAATGGAAGAAATAAGAATACTTTGTGATTCAGAAATCATAATTAAAAATATAAAGACCGGTAAAATTTATAAAGACGAAGAAGAAGTTAAATTAGATATTTCTGCTAAACCTGAAGATATTAAAAGAGACGTTAAAATTATAGTTCCAAGTATACCATTATTTAATAAATCATGATTGAAGGAGATAGTAGTAATTACGAATTCTTTGATGAAGCTATTCAATTATTAAAAAATCCAATAGGTGTTAGTGTAGAGATTGGAGTTCGTCGTGGAATGGGAAGTAAATGCATTATAGATGCATATAGAAAATATCATTCTCAAATTAAATTAATTCATTTGGGTATAGATCCATACGGAAATATTGAATATAGAATGGCAGATAAATCTACTCCGGTAAGATTAGATTATACTAATAACATGAAGCGAGAAGCTTTAATTGATTTAACAAAAGAATACCCTGAATTTAATTTAGTTAATTTAGAAGATAATGAATTCTTTAAACGATTTGCAGATGGATATCCGATTTATGATAACCATAAAAGATTATTAACACAATATGAAACAGTTCATTTTGATGGCCCACATGATACTGAATCTGTAATGAAGGAGGTTGAATTTTTTATAGAAAGAAAACCTAATCAATGTATCTATATATTTGATGATATTGACACTCACGATATTGACAAGATAGGTGAAAATTTGATATGGAATGATTTTAAAGAAATTAAAAAAAGCGAAAGAAAAGCAGTATTTATATATGGATCCTAAAGGCGGAACAGAAATTTTAAAAGAACAGTTAATAGCACAATTAGAACCAGGTTCTATTGATGGTGTTAATTTAATTGGATCTATTTGTCATCCATCTTTAGTTAAAAAAGATAAAACAAATGTTGTTTGGCAACATTTAAGTTATGATCAACCTAATGTTCAATACATGCGTGATCGTAAATTCGTAGATTCAATAGATTACTTTATTTACGTAAGTCATTGGCAATATAATAAGTTTAGAGAACATTACCAAATACCAGAATATAAATCTTTTATTATTAAAAATGCTACACCTGCATTTGAAGAAGTTGTTAAACCTAATGTTATCTTACCTACGGTTCCTGAAAATAAAGTTAAGATTTTATATACATCAACACCATGGAGAGGTCTTGCAATATTAATAAGAGCTATAGATATATTAAATAAAACAAGAGATGATTTTGAAGTAGAAATATATTCATCAACTAGGATATATGGAACAGCATTTGAAGAATCTGAAAAAGGTAAGTTTGATGCTTTATTTGATAAATGTAGAGGTACTAAGAATGTTATATTTAGAGGTTATGGAATTAACACACAGATTAGAGAAGCATTAAAAGAATCTCATATCTATGCTTACCCATCTATCTTTGAAGAAACATCTTGTCTTGCAGTTATAGAAGCTATGTCAGCAGGCTGTCATGTAGTGACTACAAACTACGGCGCGCTTCCAGAGACGTGCGGCGAGTTTGCAACTATGATTGAATTTGATTCTAGTTCACAAAATCTTATTGAAAGATATGCTGATACATTAAATTCAGTTATAGACAACTATAAGAAAAATCTATATAAAGAAGACTTAGAAATGCAAACTAAATATTATAAGAATTATTATTCTTGGGAAACAAGAATAAAAGAATGGGAGAATTTTTTAAACTATGTCAGACAACAAAAAGAAACAAATTAAGTTATTTATAGCAACACCTGCTTTTGGTCATCAGGTTACAACAAATTACATGAATAGTGTAATGAGGTTCGTATCAACATCACATCCAAAAATTCAAGTATCAACTGCAATACATTTACAATCAGGTATGGCTTTAGTAACGCAAGCTAGAAATAATTGTGTTGCATCATTTTTAAAATCAGATTGTACACATTTCTTTTTTATAGATTCAGATATTGGATTTGAACCAGAAGCTGTTTATAGATTATTAGAAAAAGATGAAGAAGTAGTTCTTACACCATACGCTGTAAAAGGATTTGGTCAAAACTATGCATTACAATTTATAGTTCATTTCCCAGATAGAGATAATGTTAAAATAGGTAAAGATGGATTTGTAGAAATAACTGCAGGACCAACTGGTTTCATGATGATTAAAAGAGAAGCGTTTGAAAAATTAATAAAAGCATATCCAGATAAGAAAACAGTTAATAAACAATTAGTAGGTAACAAAGTAGAGATCATGGATTCAGATTGGTATACATTTTTTGAAACAGGTATAGATCCTGAGAATGGTTATTTAGGTGAAGATATTTGTTTTTGTAAGTTATGGACAGCTATAGGTGGTAAAATATATGCTGATGCTATATCAGAATTAACTCATTTTGGTGGCCATCCGTTCAAAGGATCATTAAGCTTAATGTTTAAACCAAAACCTGTTGACCAACCTAAAGAAAAATAGTAAAATAAACGGTTTCAGGATATAACGCCTGCTGTAAGATGTTTGATGAGATAAAAACTATAATCTCTTTGTATAGGCGTTTTGACCGATATAAACGATATAGCGACAAAGACCTGTTATTTCATATCCTACCATCTTATCAACTTAAACAATATAAATTGCACAAACAAGGAGACGAAGTGATTGCTTTTACTAACTGGGCTTTTCTAAATAACGACGCTCAAAATCGTTTTATATCAACAACTTTCTTAAAACCAAATGATTGGAAAAGCGGTGATAATGTATGGCATATTGATACTATTTGTGTTAAGAATATTAGAAAAGTTATGTCTTGGACAAAAGAACATTTTAGAAAAATTTTAAAAGTAAATCAGCCTTTAAACTGGTTAAGAATAGA